GGTGCCCTTTAGATTGGACGAAAGCAAGAAAATTGACGCTCCAGTCTACGCACCCGTTGATCAATTAGGTCCGGTTCTCTCCCAACAAGTTCCGGTGGTTACTGGTAATGACATGTCGTCCATGATTGCCGCTTTTAATAAGCGTTGCAATTTCCGTAGTAACCAGACTGTTGCTCCCCCCGTAGTGAAGTCTGCCCTCAAATTAGCAGACCTCGTTTTCCCAAAGATGGAGCCTTTCGATTGGACCGAGGATGTTTTCAATCGTTGGGTAATCAAGTTTGCGCCCGACAAGCAAAAGCGCATGCATGAGGCTTTACTCCGTCTGTCGGATTGTGATTTCCGCACCCTTTCTACCAGGTCGCTTATGGTTAAGGGTGAAGTGCTCCTTAAACGGAACGATCCGACTTGGGCTCCGCGCATTATCTACGTAGGTTCAGACGAGTACAACGTCGTCACTGGACCTCTTCAAGATGAGTTCAATAAACGTTTGAATTGCGCGTTAGACGAGTTCTCGTGCCCGGAGGTTGAGGCCGTTTGTTTCGCTTACTCAAAGAAGGATACTGTCATAGCCGACTTCATGGCAGGTCAAGGCAAGTTCTATGAGGGCGATTTTTCGGCAAACGATCGGAGCCAGCTCCGTCAAGTGCACGAGATTTTTGCCTACTGGTTGAAAGTTAGTGGAGCGCCCCATTGGTATACCAGGCTCTATCGCAAACTGTCCAAATGCTATGATGTTGTGTCCTATGAGTATGGATTGTCAGCCACATTGTTTTATCAATTGGCCACCGGTGGTACTGACACCACTGGACGCAACACTGTATGGAACATGGCACTTTGGTATAGTTTTTGCGTCGAAAAGAGAGTTCTCGGTACCCGAATAGCTGTGCTCGGCGATGACATTGCTGCTCGTACCGGTGACAAGGGAATTCTTGTAAAAGAATGGGTCGAGCATTGCTCCGCCGCTGGGATGACGCTTAAGGCGCGCGAGCGACGGTTGTATTGTGACCTTACATTCCTGTCACGGTTCTTCGCACCCAAAGGGACTCAAAATATCATGATACCGCTCATTGGCAAAGCGTTGTGTAGGTTCAATGCACGCGCTAACCGCAATCAAGATGTCAGTGATGCTGAGTACATGGCCGGTAAATCCCTTTCGTATGCATACGAGTTTCGTCACGTCGGCTATTTGCGTGACCGCTTTTTAGAGCGTTTCCGGTCCACAGGGGTGGCCATTTCTGTCGTTAAGTTGCTCGACTTAACTTGGTTCGCACGCCAGGACGTTTCCGGTTCTCAGGACGTTTTGCAAGCTGCACTTAACGACGATTTGGTACTTTCTGATGACGAGTTTTTGGAAGTGGTCATGGCCAAGTACGACATCGGCCTCTACGATATGGACTATCTCTGCGACAGGCTCATCCTGGAAGACGTGCCTTCGGTCTTCTCGGATGAAAGGTATCACGCTTTTGAGCACGAAATTGCGTGACTGGAACTATGGCTTGGTCCCCCTTAAGGACCCGGCGATGGGAGATGCTGGCGCCCGCCCT